TCCTTATTGTATACTCTTGAACTTGTACTGGATTTAATCCAATTGGAAAGATCTGCCATTTATCTTTTTAAGTATTTAGTTCAAATTTCTGATATCCGATAGACCTAAGGTCTTCAAGTTCCAATGGATAGATGACATGGAGATTGCTCTGTACCTCTTCCCATGTGTAGTTTCTAAACTTACCCCAATGATAATTCACACCTCTGAATCCCCATCGATTGACTTCCGTACAGGCAATGAGGGGGTATTCATCATAACGAATACGCGGAGTCTTGGGTTTATATATGAAAGTGTAATATCTTCCCACATCAGGAACAACCTCAACTTGTGACAGTCTTTCCAAGACTTCCAACATCTTGTCGTCGGCGTCAGACATCCCTGCACAAACATCGATCAAATCATCCGTTCTTTTTGTGTCGCTTTTTAGGTACTCTTCTTGTTCCTCGTCCATGCTGTTTAATACCTAACTCATCTTCTGTTATGATCTTAAATTCAACACCATTATCCAGACAAAATTCTGATGCTGCCTTCCATTTGGCCTGATTAACAGCATAGGTTTTAGTCTCATAGATGAAGGACTTGGTAACACGTTTTCCCTGCACGGGTGGTTGTGTTTGTTTTTTTGGTTTCACTTCAACCACATACTTTTTCACCTTTCCATTCTGTTCCTTGACTTCAATTAGGAAGTCGGGATAGTATCTATGAACCTTTCCATCGACTGGTGAGACATAAGGAATACTGAATTCCTCTGATGCCCACCTTAGAACATTAGGATTGGTATCACAATACATACAAAACTTTCTCTCCCATGAACTCCTACAGATGATGTTTGATGAATCACCTTGATACTTCCTGGGGTTAGATGGTTTGAAGATAGATTTTATACTTTCACCCAAAACTCACATACATAGTAATAGTAGTCAAGTTTATTTATAGATAGATGGCCGGTGCAAGACCAAATGCCTTCAGTACATCAGACTTGAAGAGTAGGATCATGAATCTTGCTCAGACCTCTGTATATCAGGTCAAGATTCAACCACCCAGTCAAGTCATAGACTTTATCAATAAGACCGGTAGAGGATTTGATTACATCAATGATGGTGAGAATATTGAACTCCTTTGCCATGAGACCACTCTACCAGGAACATCACTCTCAACCACTGAGGTGACGAATAACTATGCTGGTGTAACTGAGAGGATGGCATATCGTAGAATGTACGACTCAACTATTGATATGACATTCTATGTGGATAAGGATTACAGTGTTGTTGAATTCTTTGAGGGTTGGGTTGATTGGATTTCTGGTATGAATCGACCAAATCCAGCTGGTGGTGATGAGAGAAATGTGTATAGAAGTGGTGCGGCCAACTACAGGTTTAATTATCCCACCACATATAAATCTCCAATTTATGTCACAAAATTTGAGAAGAACATTAGTGATGCTCAAATGACCTATGAATTTGTTGACGCTTTTCCACTAAATATCATTTCAATGCCTATCTCTTATGCACAGAGTGAGGTATTGAAACTCAGTGTATCATTTGCATACACTAGGTACGTTAGGTTTAGATCAAAAGAGGGTCTTCTTAAAAATTATGGTGAATTTTTTGATCCACCAGGACCTAACG